GTTTGCGATGTAGGTCAGTTTACGCTTCTGCTTACGTGCTGCTTCCTTACCAGCATCGGTGCCGTTGTTCCACAGCATCGTGTTGTATTCAGACACGGGGTCCTTCTGACCCAGAGTGGTCAGAGAGTTCTCAATGTACCATCCACCAGGACCCTGGAAGGCATGGGAGTACAGTTTGACGAATGGGAGATCTTCTCCATCAGGGGCAGGGAGGAAACGAATAACGGCATAACCATTACCGCCTTTATCTACTTCCAGTTTCCACAGACGATCATCGCCTGAACTGCCTGCATTATTCATTTTTTCGACTTCCTTGACCAGTTTTTGGGTCAGGGAACCCAGTTTGGATTGCTTCTTAAGGTCAGCAAATGACATTAGGATTACCTCGGATTAGTTGGATGTGTTGGATTTACTTGGATAGTTTAGCAATGATGCTCTCAGTTGTCAACGTAGTCTTTGAGAGATTTGATTGTGGCATACATGCTATTGAATAAGACTTGCATATCGGTTTCTGGTGGGAAACCCATCATGGCAACAGACTTACGGAGATTCTCTTTCATCTCGACCGCTTGTGGGTCATCAGAAAGAGACAAACGAGTATACATTACTCTTTGTTTCTCTAACAAATCTGTCAGTATTTCAATGTGCTCAAGTTTGTCATCACGGGTCATTTGACTGAAAGACAGAAGACTTCCGTAAATCTTTTCTTGCATTCTATTAATTTCATTCAGTTCATCCTGAATGATTTCAGATTCAAAGAATTCACTCATCTACAATTTCCCTTAAAATCTTTTTAAACTTGAATACATCAATATTTATGAACGGATTATACTTTTTTATTTTTAGACTGACGGTTTCCCATACAGGATCTGATAATTTCTTATCAAAATTTCCGCAGAAATGGAATATTCTTTCGTAGACCACTAAGTTTTCTAGAGATAGATTCCCTCCTAGAAATGCTTTGAGAATTCTCGGATGTCCCTTGGAACAATCGAATAGACTCTCCAATTCGTTCTGTGAGAGTAATTCGCTGCTTTGTTCTTTGAACAAGTAGGTTGAACTCTGCCGTCGTTTCGTCCACTCGGCGTATGTCCTTTCTCCAGAATTGATAATTTCTCCAATCCATAGGTTTTGTGGGTTATCGGCAGCAGTAAAGTTTGAGACAAGAAAATCTACAATTTCTTCATTAGAATATTTACGTGAAGTTTTCTCGAACCAATACTTATCTTTCCTTTTATTGAAGGAAGTCATACTGGCACGGGTTTTTGCTCCGTATTTGAAGAAATCGTATTTTGGGTTTGTGAAGTGATTTTTGAGTGACAAATAATGTTGATAGGTTTCAAAGGGAGTCACGATCATAGGGGCAATTTTGCTCTTGAAGTTGCTTTCATAAAATTAAGTCTCGTAGCATCCCATTTAAGTTTTTCTTTCAATGGTTTTGATACAAGTTTCGTTACTGATTCAACATCAAGTTCATTGAGTTCGCAATAATGTACTATAGCATCAATGTAATTGATCTTTTCTTCGGCAACAATCTTTTCAATTTCTAGAGCAAATTTAGAAGGTGTCAAAAATTTACTTTGAATTGCCTGTTCTAGTTCTTTATTCGGTTCCATAGAGTTCCAATTTATCTCTAACAAACTTTCTAATGTATTCGGTAAGAAGTTTGATGTACTTTGATTTGTCTCTTTCTTCGTAGACGACGCATTCTCCATTTTCACAAGCCATAATGATTACAAGTTTTTTGACAGAAATACCTGTCAGTTCATACAACATACAACCGTATGCCATACATTGTACGAAATAGTGGTCGATCCACTCTCGTGGTTTCGGTTTTGCTGAAGTCTTAAAGTCAATTATTGCTAACTCACCCTCGTATTCTGCAATACAATCGACGGTGCCCGCAATCCCTAACTGTTTACTATATAGGGAACCTTCCAGGGCATGAATATTATTTATCTTTTTTAACTTATGTTTAGAGATTTTAAACAAAAAGTCAGAGATAGGTTGAACTTTAGGAAGTTCTTCATTTTTGAGGAAATACTCAGTTAGAGTATGCATATCAGTTCCACGGCTTGTGGCACGTTTTGTGATACGATCTGCTTCCTCATTACCAACCTTTTTTCTCCATTTAACAAAGATTTCCTTATTAAAATGACTGGTCACCGAAGTGATGGAGACCAGTCGGAGAAGTTCTTCTTCATCGGGGACAGAATAGTATCTCACCCCGTCAATAGTCTCCCTCTCAAGTTGAGGAAGACTAATATCAACATGATTAAACATTAAAAACCTGCTTCCATTTTTGCTGTAAGATATTCTTTAACAAGACCTGAACGGACAATATCGTCAATCTCAAATTCTATTATATCAAATGAAGGCATTTTACGCAAGATGTTCATAAAATCAACGATACCATTTCTTTCGTTTGATTTGTTCAAATCAGACTGTCTGGCATCACCACAGAAACAAATGCGTGTATTCTCACCAACACGAGTAATAATACTATCAAGTTCATGAAAGTTTAGATTCTGAAATTCATCGACAATAACAATCGCATTATCAAGTGTAGTTCCACGAAGGAATGATGTGGACCAGAACTTAATCGTCTCTTGTGCTTTTAGATTGCCATAGAGCATCTCAAAATCTGCATCACTAGGCATCTGGAACATATACTTCACCATATTCTTATAAGGAATCTGATAAATGTCTGTTTTGTCTTCATGAGAACCTGGAAGGAATCCAATCTCTCTTGTAGATACCAGAGACCTTACAAGATAGATTCTCTCGTAAGGTGTATATTCACTCAGTACATCTTTCAGTGCATTAAACAACGTAATAAATGTTTTACCTGTTCCGGCACATCCATATGCGACTATATGCTTTTGTTCCGCATAAGAGTCAAACAATCTCTTTTGATTGTCTGTGAGTGGATCAATATCGATCAAATAATCCGAACTTAGAGGTTTTTTCCTCTTCATCTGCTTTGATGTAAGACCAACTCCAATAGGTTGATCATCTTTAGCAGATGCTCTCTTCCTTCTTGCCATTAGATTTTAGTTACTTTTGAACCAGGTGCTTTTGATGCCTTATTAAGAACTTCATTCCATCCAGGATTCTTAGCGACAAGTTTATCTCTCCACTCACCAACGTCAGTAGCCATTGGTGCGGTAGAAGGATCTGACCAATCTCTTGTCCATTCAGGGTTCTCGTCTAACCACTTAGACCAGTCATGAACACTCATTTTCACTTCTTTTTGTTCACCAGTTTCTTTGTGAACCACAGGATATGTTGCCATTGTTAAGAAATCAATATAAAAATATTTAGACCCATTCCAGGGCTTCTGCACAAGTAGGGAATTGCTCTACGAAGATTTTCTTACATGCTTCGGCAATATCCATGTGCTCTTTCTGTGTTCCATTAGCAGAACGCAGATTGATATAGTGAATCCATGAACGACATGATCCACTCATGTAGATTCTAGTGGGACAGGCAAGAGGAAGAACAAATCGAGCACATTCCTTTGCAATTCCATACTCTAGCATCTCTTGATAGAGATTCATTCCTTCCTCGAAATGTTTCTGCATCTTGACTTGAAACTCTTGACGAACAAAAGGATCAATGTCATCAATAGAGTTCTGACGATTCTTTGTATCCTGTCTTCTCAATTCTGGAAGAGGAATTGTATCAGCAAGCATGGATGAATCGGCATACCGTTGAGAAAACTCTTGATATGTGAAAGAACGGTGACGCAAAATTTGAGCTGCTAGACCTCTCGTAGTCTCAATTTCCAGAGTCATAAAACTCTGCTCAAACACAGACCAGTGATTGTGCTTGATACAATAACCCAACAACTTTGCATAGTTGGGATTTTCTTGATTATTGGGATTTGATACCCTGGCAACGTATGCCATATTCTTCTCCGCATCGGGAGTTACACTAATCAGTTTTACACTCATTTACCAAATCCTTTAGAGTTTTCTTTTTCAATATCAGCAATCTGCTTTTTTACTGCTCGCAATTGCGTTTTCATTTCAATTATTTTATCTTCACTATAGAGATAATCTTTTTCAATTAATCTCTCTAATAGTTTGACAAGTTCTTTTGCTTTCTTAGTATCAGTCATCATCGTCCTCAAAGATTTCATCGTAATCAGTCTCAAATAAGGAATTACCAGAAATATCAGGGAATCTGCAGTTATTTACAGATGTCTTATAAGCACCTGGATCAGAATACACCTCTGCCTTTAGTGAATCAACAAGCAATTCAAGATTTCTTACAATTAGTTTTAGTTTTTCTCTCTCCATAGCACTCTGTTGTTTCACCTTATTATAGCATAAAAAAGGAGGGATGAAACCCTCCTTGATATTACTTGGAGAAAAGTTTAATCTCTCCGTATATAAGTGAAAGAAATACTACAGAAGTCAGGGATACGATCCCAGTTAATTGTAGTGCTCCCATATCACTTGTTGTAAGTACGACCACGATAGCAGAAAGTCCCGTGAGACTCTTTGCTCTCTACACAACGAGTATCATACTCAACACCACGATATGCGGTGTGAGAGATCTGTGCGTCGTGAAGTGCAGATGCTTTTTC